CCGGCCCTGAGAGGATCGAACTCCCACCCTCTGTTTCGAAGACAGAGATGATATCCATTTCACCAAGGGCCGATATACCATATAGAAACACATTCACGTTTCTAATGTCTCTGTTGGCTATATGCCAACCGAATGTGTTTTTATATGGTAGGACCGCCGAGACTCGAACTCGGAACTGGCAGATTAAAAGTCTGCTGTGATAACCATTTCACTACGATCCCATATACAGTACTAAGTTGATTTTACGTGCCAACTCTAGACCGTACATGGGATCTAGAGTGACACTAGAGTTTACCTCGTTTCATGTCATTCACCTTTTTTGATATTACGATTTTGTGCTTGTCTTTCGGACTTCCAAAAGATTCGCTTCCAGTCCTTTAGGTGTTTCCACCATTGAGGACTCTTTGTAAGATTGCCTTGTTTTACATTGGCCATTTTTCGCTCCTTACTATGTGTATAGTATAACACACTTTTACCAGAGTGTCAACCTATTTGTTAGATATCGCCTTGATAATTTTCTCTGTACTTACGCTTTGCGTCTGCAAGTGTAAACACTTTTTCGTTATCGTTGGTCCAATCTTCGTCAACAGGAGCCCCGTTGATTGTATGAGGCTCCTGTTCGTCATAAGTCCATCCCAATGCCCGCATCATGCGATGCTTGACTAACAGGTTAGGACTGCGGAACACTTCCGTGTCATTGAAGCCCAACATGACTCCAACTTCACACACTGCGCCACTACGGCATACACCAGCCACACAATGAACAACCACGTTCATACGGTTTTCCAGTGCGTGTTGTAGCAACCGAACAAGCTCGTTAGCCTGCTCTTGGCTACAACGCATTTCTTCATCGTCGACTGGATCTCGTTCCTCAACATCAAGAAACTCAAACTGATGGATTTCTTTGAAGTCTCGAAGTGGATGTGGAAATCCCATGCCGCAATCAACGATTTGAATCAGCATGGCATTAGGGCCTTGGTCAAAGTGAAACCCTTTGCGTACATCGGCCAACGATACATTTTGAATCCACGGCATCATGCTCTCCTTAATATGTTATATTATACACTAGTTTTACCATCTTGTCAACCAAAGAAAAACCCCTAACGCTATTCACCTTAGGGGTTTGTGTTTAGATCTGGTTACTTTAGTGTAACTGAATCTTTTCTACTAACCCTGGTGTAAAGTAATCAGCAAATTTTGCGTAGACTACTTTGGTAGCTTCGGCAAACCGTGCTTTTTCTTCTGTGCTCATCTTAATAACTTCAATTCCGTCTGCTTCTGCACGAGCCTGGACACTTGCAATATCGTCAATGCTGATAGCACGTTCGTATCGCGCGGCAACCTTAGCTGACTCACTAACAACTGTCTGTAGCTCTGGGCTCAATGTGTTCCAGAAATCAGTACCAATTAAAATGCTTGTCAAGAACAAGCTGTGTTCTGTATGGTTAATGACCTTACTTACTTTGTCATGTCCAAGTGCATAAACACGTGGATATGTACTTTCACCAACTGCTACATTAGCAGAACCCAAGTTCTCTGATAGCTCTTCTAGTTCCATTGGAACAACATCAGCACCTAGTGTGCGAAAGGTTTCGATAGCAACTGGACTATGACTTGTACGCAATTTTACATCACGTAGGTCTTCGATGCGGCTAACTGTTTCGTTACCAGGAATAATGCGGAATCCACCCGAATAGGTAAATGCCAATCCTTTAACTTTCTTTGTGGCTTGCAAACTGTCTAACAGTTCTGTGCCAACTGTGCCTTCAAACACACGGCTTGCATGATCGTGGTCCTTAAACAAGAACGGTAAATCAAGTGCAAAGAAATCTCGGTTGATCTTGCCTAGTGTGATTGTATAAGTTTGACTCATTTCAATTGCGCCAGAATCTAGCAAATCAACTAGACTGTGTTTGTTTACTGCTACGCCATTATTATACTTTTCAGCATATTCTCTCATGGTCATAACTTCGATTTCCAGTGCTTCTGGAGCACGGCTGTTTACTTCGCTAGCAAATACCTTTGCGGCACGGATAAACAATTCGATAGGCTCGTGTGCCAATACCCATTTTACGTGTTTTTTACTCATTTGTACATCTCCATGTATATAATTGTATTTATACAACTGCTACTGGTTCTGTAGGCTCGTCTACTTTTTTACCCCAGTCGACTAAATTCCATGCACGTTCGTGGAAGAAATAGATTAAACTGTTAACGATAAAGGTAAAACCAAGTACAGCACCTGCGGTAGACACAGATCCAGTAGTATATAATGTTACAAAGAACCACTGTAACGACATGATAATTCTCCAGCTGATTACCTTGGCAAGGCTACGTGGATTTTGTTCTTTAAATTTTGTTTTGAAATTAAACATAAGTATCTCCTATGCTTATATTTACTCATGGATAACCACGATATTGTTTATTATGGTAGAAGCGGTCGGACTCAAACCGACGATCTTTTCCGTATGAAGGAACTGCATTTGTCGCTATGCTACGCTTCCATATTAAAACACACTTACGCCTTTTCTCGACGGTGGTGGCGTGTCCGAAACCATCCTTATTACATAAGAATTAAGTGTGCTTTAATATGGAGCGGGTAGCGAGAATCGAACTCGCGAATAAACCTTGGCAAGGTTTCAGGTTACCATTACATCATACCCGCAAAGATAACAGGCCCTTGCAGGCCTGTTAACAGGATGTTCGTATCAATTTGTTTATTTTCTGGTCTGACCGATAATGATACTCAGACCCTATCAACAATTCTTGTTGCCTATCTAGTAATTGTGTCTGCTACTAGCAACATAGAAGGTCTTTCCCTACGTCATCCATTCCTTGAGCGTCTAGTTGCCTAGAAGTATTTCTACTGTCCTACGACCACTTTCTATGGTAATTAGTTTAGTATTTAAATTGCTGTAATCATCCTAAAAAACAACAGGTTGGTTTTATCGTTTATATTAGCCTGGAACTCTACACCAGGTTTGAGCGGACCGCATATGGTGCTAACCTTCAAAGCCTTTCGGCTCCAGTTAGCACCGCTAAGTCCGTTCCATCAGTTTTAATTGATGATGCTGAACCCAACCTTACAAATACTATTTATAGCACAGAGTACCGTGGTACGTCAACTGTGGCTAGCATGATACCGTATGGAGTCATGTCAGTGCCGGTTAAGACACCCTTCATAACTGCTGGGCTGAACCCAGACACCAAAGCGGTTCCACGCTTGTCGAACTTGACAGGGACATTGTCCTTGCTGTTCAGGTTCCAGAACACGATGTTTGGCACTTCGTATCCTGCTTCCTTGTACTTACGCACGATCATTTGGTGAGCAGAGTCATCAAAACTTACGCATTGATCAAACTGCATGTCACTAAGGATCAGCAAAGTCTTAGGCATGTCACTTGCGTTCACACCGCCCTTTACTGCAATGCGTAGAACTTCTTCAAACGCCGCATGTAGGTTAGTGTTCATGCCCCAATCGCTAGAGTTCATTTGGCTCATCTTCTGAGCCAGTGTACCCTTAACGACCTGCGCCTTTGGCTTGGCACTGAAAGTCAAGAATGTATCCTTGAATACACCTGTGTTCTTGTCAGCACAGTACAGACCCAACGACAAGGCAACATCGATACATTGTAGGTTAGCGTTTCCGCCAACTGGGCAACACATCGAACCGCTAACGTCAACCAAAGGCATAACGCTGGCATCGCCAATGTAGTTTGGTAGTGATGCCCATTGAGCATCTGCTACCACGCTATCGCCACCATGACGCAAGGTCTTGATGACATCGTATGGGTAAACAGCACTAGCGTTTACCTTGTCTGTGCCCGCGGTTAAGCGAGCCTTGTAAGCCGCATAGGCAGTAGCCGCGTTACGGCCAAAGGCCTTGTTGTAACGAGCACTAGCCAGCGATGGCAACTTACCGAATTCGATCGAATCCCATGCTCCTGCACACATCTTGCTTTCCACAACATTGGTAAGGGCAACTAGGCTCTTACGATATTGCTTTGGGCTCATGCCGTAGAAGTTACGGATTTCGACCGCAATTGGACCTTGACGTGGCATCCACTTTGCCGCCAACCCGTTACGGTCACGTAAAGCATCGCCAATCAGGGTGTATGCCAAGTGCTTGAACTTTTCAGTCTTAAACACCAGCAAGTCATCCCAACGTCCGAATTCGGACACAAAAGGTAGAACTGCTTCCAGGGTTGCTGGATGCAACTTTTCTAGATGTACAAGTACATCGCGAAAGAGCTGACGTTCACCTGCGCCACCACGGACATCACGTGACCAAAATGCAATCTTCATTGCAAGGTCGCTGTCTTCTTGGAAAGCCTTTTCAAAGTCTGCGGTTACAGACTTGCCACGGCTGGCACCAATCTTGTAGAACAGGTCTACAAGGGCATTGCCCGAATGAGCCACTGCCTTCATACCGTTTTCGGTACGAGCTACCTCTGGGATAGACTTAACTGCTTCAGCGAATGTAGTCATCTCTTTCTCCTTTCGTTAAAATGACAGGATGCTTTTTTTACTATATGAAAAGTATAAAAATTGCTGGAAGCATCCTAAAACTTCTTATCTAACTTAAACATTTATTATAGACGAAATAGACATTGTTGTCAACATCTATTTCATCTATTTTTACATTGTAGGACCGTTGCCGTTCCTAAACCCAGTCTCGCCACCTTCTGCTCGAATACGTTCAATCACGTCCTCAAACAAGATAGGCTCAAAGTCAGTTTGTTCCACGCATACGCAATGGTAACGAACATCGTTTTTATCGCTGTACAAGATTTCTCCTGTTCTAGCATCAACTCCACGGGCCTTTTTCACACGATTAGCGTGAGTGTGTCCGTGAATGTTAACTCCAAAACGACCTAAGCTATCACTGTGTAACGGAATATGACTTAAAATCATTCCGTCCATCACGTGATATGCACGTAACTCGCGAAAGTATTGTCTATACTCGTCGTCACGAAAGATGTCGTGGTTACCGCGGATTAAAACCTTGTCGCCGTTTAAACGGGCCAACGTAGATAATGCTTTACGGTTGATAACAACATCACCTAAATGATAAACTTTATCAGTGGGTTTAACTTTAGCGTTCCATTTTGCGATCATGGCTTCGTCCATTTCTTCTGGACTGTCCCACGGACGTAATTTGGTCACTCCGTCGTTGCGAGTGAAGCGGCATACGCCCATGTGACCAAAGTGCGTATCGCTGACTAAAAATACACTTGGCATATACTACTCCTTTCTTTCTTTTTTAACTCTACCAATTCGGCTAGACTTGTTCCAATCGTAAGCAACGCCATCTGGGCACTTGCCATCACGGATGCTGTCTACTCCGAATATACCTACCATCTCAAAGTCTTTGCTTTTGATGGTTACAAACTCATTCATGCTCTTTGCAATGTTCATTGCTTCGGCGAGCGTAAGAACTTTGAATGTTTCTTCTTTTCCTATTACTGTGTATATCATGCATTAATTATACACTGGTTTTACCAATTTGTCAACCAGCAAACCAAATTTCCTTAAACCCTTCTTCTAGTGTGGGTTCTTCCCAACCGGCAATCATGCTATCAATAACATTCTTTGGAATATGCTTGCCCGGACGTCCGGACAATCTTATATCCAATTCGGAACGATCTGGAGTGCGGAATACAACTGCAATATGCTCATAGTCCGGCAACATGTTAAACTTACGAGCACGACTTTTAACAGTAGTACTAGTTTGGTCCCAAATTATGGTATGACCGTACTCGCGGGCAAGCACAACTTGTTTGGCCATTAGGTCAACTGCTGTGGGCATGTAATCTGTAAAAACTTCGGAATAGGTCTTGCCTTGTTCTTTAGCATAAATTTCTACCCACATATCAGTAGAGACTACAGTTAGGCCTAGCGCCCAGTCTTGATTTTTAATCCAGGTGGATTTTCCACTAGCCGGAACCCCAATTAACTGATAACACGTTGGCATTATGACCTTTCTTTATATGGAGCAACGGGAGGGATTTGAACCCCCGGTTTTACGGATTTGCAATCCGTTGCATTGGGCCTCTCTGCCACCGTTGCATATTTCT